TACCAAACATTAAGAACTCAATTATATTCTGATTATGAAGCGATGGATACTGATGCTATTATCGCTTCTGCTCTTGATATATTAGCAGATGAATCTACCCTTAAAAACGCTATGGGTGAAGTCCTCCAAATCAAATCCTCAGATGAAACTGTCCAAAAAATTCTATATAATCTCTTTTATGATGTTTTAAATATTGAATTTAATTTGTGGATGTGGATTCGCCAAATGTGTAAATATGGTGACTTTTTCTTAAAATTAGATATTGCTGAGCAATTTGGTGTTTATAACGTAATCCCTTACACAGCATACAATATTGTTAGAGAAGAAAAAATTAGTGAATCAAATAATCACCAAGTAGAAGTTAAGTTTAAATTTGATCCTGATGGGTTAAGTGGTGGGGGAGAATATGGTGGTTATTTTGGGGGTTTACAAAGTGCAGGTGGTAAAACAAATAACCCAAGAGCTATTTATTTTGACAATTACGAAATAGCCCACTTTAGACTCCTTTCAGATGTAAATTATCTTCCTTATGGTAGAAGTTATATAGAACCTGCACGCAAATTGTTTAAACAATACATCCTTATGGAGGATGCTATGTTAGTACACAGAATTGTACGTGCTCCTGAAAAAAGAATTTTTTATGTAGATATAGGAAATATTCCTCCTGCTGAAGTAGAAAACTTTATGCAAAAAACTATATCTCAAATGAAACGTACTCCTTATGTTGATCAACAAACTGGAGATTACAATTTAAAGTACAACATGCAAAATATGTTAGAAGATTTTTACCTTCCTGTTAGAGGGGGTGAATCTTCTACTAAAATTGAAACAACACCCGGTCTTCAATACGATGGAGTAACAGATGTTGAATACTTAAGAGATAAATTATTTGCTGCCCTAAAAATCCCTAAAGCATTTCTAGGATATGATGAAAACACTGATGGTAAAGCTACATTAGCAGCAGAAGATATTAGATTTGCTCGTACTATTGAACGTATTCAACGAATCATCCTCTCAGAACTGTATAAGATTGCTGTTGTCCACCTTTATACTCAAGGATACGACGGAGATAATTTAGTAAATTTTGAGCTTAATTTAACTACTCCTTCAATCATTTATGATCAAGAAAGAGTAGCATTAATGAAAGAAAAAATGGATTTAGCTACTCAAATGATGGAATCTAAATTATTCCCATCTGATTTTATTTATGACCATTTGTTCCATATGAGTGAAGATGAATACACAGAATTTAGAGATTTAGCTAGAGAAGATGCTAAACGTGCATTCCGCTTAAGTCAAATAGAAGCAGAAGGAAACGATCCCGTAGAAACAGGACAATCATATGGTACACCACATGATTTAGCTTCATTATATGGTAAAGGTAGATATTATGACGAACCTGACAATGTTCCTGCGGGATATAATGAAAAAGAGTTAGGTCGTCCTGAAGAAAAAGTTTCAAATATTAATACCCAAGACAATGCCTTTGGCAAAGACAGATTAGGGGTGGATACAATGAAAGGTAAAGAAAATGAGTCAGATTCAATAAAACCTACGTATAAAGGAGGATCTCCTATGGCTTTAGAAGCAAAAACAGCTTACTTGCAAAATAAAGATATGCTCAAGAAAATTCCGGTTAACCGCAAACAATTAGTGTTCGAACAAGACGAATCACTACTTGATGAAAAACAATTAAAAGAGTGAAAATCTTTATATATTTATAAAAAAGCCTATCGATGAAAATTAAACATTCTAAGTATAAAAATACGGGCCTTTTATTTGAACTTTTAGTAAGGCAAATAACTGCTGATACCCTTAACGGCGGTTCTTCTCCTTCTCTAAATATATTAAAAAAATCATTTGCTAAAACTGAATTAGGTAAAGAATACAAATTGTATGAAACTTTATTTAAAAACAAGAATTTAAGCGAAGGAAAAGCAGAAGTAACATTAAATACTGTATTAGAGGCAACCCGTAAATTAAATAGAAGTGCTTTAAGAAGAGAAAAATATAATCTTATTAATGAAATTCAAAAGCACTACAATATAAACGAATTTTTTAAACACCAAGTACCCAACTATAAAGGATACGCTGCTTTCTATAAATTAATAGAAATCTACAACTCAGATAAGTTATCTGAAACCAACGAAATTATCGATAATAAAATTACTATTTTAGAATGTTTAACTGAACGTCCTGTTAGTGAAAAAAAAGTCAAACAAGATTTAATAGAAGAATTTGCTAAATACGATAAAGATTTAAGAGTACTTACTTATAAAGTAATGCTCGAAAAATTTAATGGTAAGTATGCTAATTTAAATAAGGGTCAAAAAGAAATACTTAAAGAGTTTATCAACTCAATTGATAACACACCTCGTTTAAAAGAAATTTATAATACTAAAATAAACGAAGTTAAAAAAACTCTTAATCTTCAAGCTAGAAAAGTAAAAGATGGTGCTACTAAAATTAAATTGTTAGAGGTAGTGAAATTATTCAAAGAAATAGATAAAGGTTCTAGAATTAATAATGATGATTTAATTAATCTTCTTCAATATTATCAATTAACAGAAGAATTATCTAAAGTAGTTAAGTAATGCCCATCAAACCTAAAGACTTAAACCCAGATTTTATTAAAAAAATTGAGGATTTATATGGCCCTATAAGCCCAGATGATTTTTTTAAGGATGATTTAAGTTATTATGCTAAAGCTAATAAACCTGAGGAAAGAAGAGAAGGTGGTGGTATAACACACACTATTATAAATCTTCCTAGCTTTAATAAATTATTTTCAGACTTAGGCAAAGCTAGAAATACTGCTAAAAGTTTAAAAACTAAAGAAACACTAAGAAACGATACTGAATTTCAAGCCCAAGCAGATAATGTAATGGATACTTTTAATTCATTCAGAACATTCTTCAGAACAAATTATCCGGATCAATATGCTGTAGCTAAAAAAACAGTTAAAGAAACAGTAGGTATGGCTTACAACACACCTTATGCCTTTGGTAAAGCCAATACCTCCCAATATACATCAATAGGTTATAAACCAGTTAATCAAAAATCTCTTAGAAAAAAATCAAAGGGAATAGATTATGTGGATTTAAATAAATAACATATTTATTAACATGAAGACACTTCAAGAACAATATAATTTAATTAAAGAAGGAAAAGGACACAAAGATGTATTTTTAAAGGAAGCAAAAAGATTGTTTCCTAATATTGTTCCTAATTCTGCTACTTTTAATCAAACTGCTAAATTATTAAAGCGGCGTAGTGTAATTAGTGAAAATATTTTTCCATTAATGCCTTCTTCTGGTTTAAACCCATTTACTTCATTTGATAAGTTTATCAATGAGGAAGCAAAAGCTACCGAAAGTAAAACTACTAAAGAAGTAAACGAAAAAGAAACAGCAGGGTATGATTATAAAGATCCTAAAAATCTAAACAATCAAATTTTTGACCAATACTTAAATGGTTTAAGAGTTGAAATGGAAAAGGATCCTAAATTAACTACGGATGAAGCTAAAAAAATAGTAGCTAAAAATTTAGAAAAAGACCCAATTTTTTATACTAAAAATGCTGCTTTTAAAATAGATGGTTTAGGGTATGAAGAATTAGAAAACGGTAAAGAACCAACTGGAAAATACAAATCCTCCGGCTACGGAGACTTAAAAGAAAATAAAATGAGTAAATCAGACAACCTCAAAGAATTATTAGAAGAAGCAGTAGCTGGAGTACCTTCATTAGGTAACCCTTTTGCTGATCGTAAAAAACAAAATTATGAATCTAAATTTGAAGCTTTCTTAAATGAAGAAAAGGAAGAAGTAGAAGAAGGTGAAGCTGCTTATGAATATGAAAAAGGTAAAGCAGCAGGCGAAGCTGAAGAAAAGAAAATGAAAAAAGAAGGCAGAATGAAAATGTCTGAAGTACTTAAAGAAGCAGAGCGTTTAGGTGAAATTGCTAAGAAAAAAGTAGAAGCTAAAATCTACGAAAGAGCAATTGCCGAAAGAAAAAAAGCAATGTCCATTAATGAAGATGAATCCTTATCAGAATTCATTAATCAAGAAGCCATTAAAGAAGTAGAAAAAGAAATTAAGGAATTAGAAAAAAAGTTAATGGAAGTTTCTGCTGATAAAAATACTATGAATGGGGGAAAATGAGACAAACTCTTATAGAAACTCAACTTTTTAAACTTTCACCTCAATCACTTACCGAAGCAGTTAAAACTGAAAATGGTAATTTGCTTGTTGAGGGTAGGTTACAAGCAGCAGAAACCAGAAATGGTAATGGTAGATCTTATCCTAAAGAAATTTTAGCTAGAGAAGTTGAAAACTATAAAAAAGGCCCAATAGCAGAAAATAGAGCATTAGGTGAATTAGACCATCCAGACTCTTCTGTTATTAACCTTAAAAATGTTTCACATAATATTAAAGATATCTGGTGGAATGGGGATGATGTAATGGGCAAAATCGAAATTTTACCCACCCCCTCAGGCAACATATTAACACAGTTATTTAAAAACGGGATTACAGTAGGTGTATCTTCTAGAGGAATGGGTAGTTTAAAACAAGGTTCCGATGGAGTACAAGAAGTACAAGATGATTTCGAATTGTTATGTTGGGATTTTGTTTCAACACCCTCAACCCCCGGAGCTTATGTTCATCCTATTAAAGAAGGTTTAGATCATTCTGTCCTTAATACAAATGAATATTATAAAATAAATGAAATTATAACAGAAATTTTATGTAATAACGGGCAATGTCCAATTATATAATTCTAACCTAAAGGATGAAAAAGGAAGGTGCAAAAAATTGCACCTTTTTCTTTTTTACATATGTATATGAAGAATGTGCCGTCAGGTCTATACGGTACTTATTTTATTATTAATCACTATTACGCTTTTACAGAATAAGCGTACTTTCCCAAAAAAATTTAGGAACAATGGCAAACAGAGATTTGTTAGCAGACGCTATTGCTGACGCAAAAGCAGTCAAAGAAGTTGCTATCGCTAATGCGAAAGCCGCTTTAGAAGAAGCTTTCACACCTCATCTTAAAGACATGCTTGCTCAAAAAATTAACGAAATGGAAGATATGGACGAAGAGTTAGATCTTGCAGAAGTTGATAAAGAGAAGATGGACGAAGAGAAAGAGATGGATGAAGGTTACGGTAAAAAAGAAATGGATGAAGCTGAGGACAAAATGGACGAAGCTGAAGACATGGATGAAGAACTCGATTTAGATGAAATTCTAGCCGAGTTAGAACTCGAAGAGGAAGAAGAAGTCGAAGAAGTTGAAGACTTAAACGAAGCAGAAGAAACTGAAGAAGTTGAAGCTGACGAAGAAGTTGAAGTTGAAGACGATTCTGAAGAAGAAATCAACCTCGAAGATATGAGTGAAGAAGACTTAAAAAGTTTTATTGAAGAAATCATTGAAGATATGATCGAAGACGGTGAACTCGTTCCTGGCCCTAACGCAGATGAATCTGAAGCTGAAGAAGAAGAAGGTGCTGAAGCAGAAGGCGAGGTAGGAGATGCTGATGTCGATGTCGATGTTGATCTTCAAGAAGGTAAAGAAGAAGTTAACGAATCAGCTTTAGCAACTGCTTTAGGGGGTGTTATAGGATTAAGTGGCGTAGCTGCTTTAATGACATTCTTAGAAGATTATGCTGAAAAGAATCCTAACACTAACATAGCTAAAATCGTTAGTAAACTTCAAGCTTTAGGAGCTGGTGCGGGTGCCGCAACTGGTATGACCGCTGGTAAAACTGCTGAACTTGAAGAAGAACTTAACGAAGCTAGAGAAGTTATTAATACTTTACGTTCTGATCTTAACGAAGTAAATCTTCTTAACTCTAAATTACTCTACACTAACAAGATTTTCAGAAACAAAAATCTAACTGAAAATCAGAAAATTAAAGTTTTGAAGGCTTTTGATAAAGCCGAAACAGTTAAGCAAGCAAAAACTATCTTTGAAACTTTAAATGAAAACTTAGTTGCTAAAACTGCTAAGTCTAATATTAGAGAATCATTAGGTGCTGCTTCTAAGCCTGCGGGCGTTGCTCCAAAGCGTAATTTGAATGAAGGTATTGTTCAAGAAGATGCTATGGTAGCTCGCTTTAAAAAATTAGCAGGTATTAATTAATTTTAAACTTTTAAACTAAAACAAAAATGTCAAATTTAAATTCTCTTTTAGAGAGCTCTAATCAGTGGAAGTCAGTTCAGTCTGACGCTGCTAGATTGGCTTCAAAGTGGGAAAAGACAGGATTGCTTGAAGGTTTGGGAGAAATTGAGAAAAACAATATGTCTCTTATTCTCGAAAACCAAGCTAAGCAACTTGTTGTTGAAGCTTCCCAAACAGGTGGTGGCACTGCTGGTGCTACTTTTACAGCCGGAACTGGTGAGCAGTGGGCTGGTATTGCTCTTCCTCTCGTAAGAAAGGTATTTGGTCAAATCGCAGCAAAAGATTTCGTTAGCGTTCAACCAATGAGCTTACCTTCAGGCCTCGTGTTCTTCCTCGACTTCCAGTATGGTACTGATAAGTCTGGCTCTAAGTTCAACGTAGGTGGTGATGTATTTGGTAATGGCTCTTTATACGGTGTTACTGATACTACTTCTGCTCCTACTGATGGTTTGTACGGTGCTGGTAAGTGGACCTACTCTTCAAATGTTACTTCCTCAGGAGCTGCTTCAGCTACATATGCTTCAGCTTCTTGGGCTGACACAGGATACGATTCAGTCTTGTCTGCTTCTGCTGCTGCAGGTACTTTGAAAAAGATTACAGTTCCAACTGCTTCATTCAATGCCCCTGATTTAGAAGGTGTTAGAGGTTACTTTGTTTCTGGTAACACTATCACCGCTAACTACCCTCAATACAACTACCAAACTGGTGGAAACGTTGTTCTTTTCACTAATGGTACTGATGGAACTGATCCTTCAGGATTAGATGTTACTTATGTACAACAGCCTACTGACAATAAGAGAGGCGACTTCGAAGATGGTAATACTACTTTGAATGCTGATAACACTCAAATCGCTATCCCAGAAATCAACATTAAGATGAAGTCTGAAGCAATCGTTGCTAAGACTAAAAAGCTTAAGGCTGTATGGACTCCTGAGTTTGCACAAGACTTGAACGCTTACCACAGCTTGGATGCTGAGGCTGAGTTGACTTCAATTATGAGTGAATACATCGCTCTTGAGATTGATTTGGAAATCCTTGGCATGTTGATCGAAAACGCTCTTACTACTGAGTACTGGTCAGCTGTTAATAACAAGGCGTATGATGGTACTACCGATACTCCTTCAAATAGCGACCTCGGATTCTTCAACACACAAGGCCAGTGGTTCCAAACCCTCGGTACTAAGATCAACAAGGTATCTAACAAGATCCACCAGTTGACCTTAAGAGGTGGTGCTAACTTCATGGTATGCTCTCCAACTGTAGCTACTATCTTGGAATCTATCCCAGGATTCGCAGCTGCTGATGGTGCTGATGCAGAAACAATGAACTATGCTTTCGGTATCCAGAAAATGGGTAACTTGAATAGCAAGTATCAGGTTTATAAGAACCCATACATGACTGAAAACACAATCTTGTTGGGCTTCAAAGGATCTCAGTTCTTGGAAACAGGTGCTACTTTCGCTCCTTATATTCCATTGATCATGACTCCTCTCGTATACGATCCAACGACCTTCACTCCAAGAAAAGGTCTCTTGACTCGTTACGCTAAGAAGATGTTGAGACCTGAATACTATGCTAAGATTTACGTTAACGGTTTAAACACCTTGTAATCTAAGTATTAGTTAATACACTAAAGAAAGCCCCTCTTCGGAGGGGCTTTTTGTGTTTCTAGTAGTTAGTACATATTTATAGTAAAGCAATAAAGTATATAGAATGAAAGAAACTCCATCCCAATTGCCAATCCCGGCATTCGTTATGAATTTTCCCTTCACCTTAGACACAGCAGTTCCAAACAATATTTGGATGCAAGAAATGGAGGAAGAAGCGTTAAAAATAAACAAAGGAAACGCTTACAGACAATTTTTAGATTTATACCAATTTGTAGCAGGCAATAGCTTAGTTCATTTATTGCCTTCTTACGGCAATTATCAAGACTTAGTTTATGTTGCTAATTTAGGTATTTATTTACCTCACATTAAAAACTCAAATCACATAGTATTATCTAACTTTACATCTGAACCAAGACAAGGTGAAGAAAAAGTAGGTCTACCATTCTTTGAATTGATGGATTATCAAGTCCACATGTGTCCGTTTAAGTGGGAAGGCGAAGCTGATTTAAAATACCTATACGACAACGTCTACATTGGAGGGTACGGTATCCGCTCAGATATTCAGGCATACGAGTGGATGGAAGAAGAATTTGATATGAAGATTATTAAGGTTGAAATGGTAGATGATTATCTTTACCACCTTGATTGTTCTATTTTCCCGTTAACTAAGGGCAAAACATTAGTTTGCACGGAACTTTTCACACCTGAGGAACTAGCTGAAATATCACAATATACTGAGATAATAGACGTTAGTATAGACGATGCATTTAACGGAATTACCAATTCAGTTCGTTTAGGTAATATGATTTTATGTGCCTCTAACATTTCTGAAATGACTATGGCAGATGAAAATTATGATGGTGAAAAAGCTAAAATTGCTACACTAGAAAGAATTTGCTTTAATGAAGGACTCGAACCAGTATTCTTTAACCTATCAGAATATATGAAGTCAGGTGCTATGTTGAGTTGTATGATGATGCACTTGAATTATGTTGATTATAACAAATCACTACTCTAATGGCTCAATATTTAGAAGATTGGTTAGAAGGAGAAGTTGCTGAACTTTCAAAATTAGAAGTAGGTGAACTATCAAACACATTCTTTTTCAGGGATCCAATGCGTCCCAACTATATAGACTACAAACACTTCTATTCTCCTGCAGACGGTACTATTTTATATCAAAAATTTGTCCGTGATGCTACTGAACCTATCGTAGAAATAAAAGGTATGAATTACACATTGCAAGATGTGTTGGGAAATAAACATTATAACCAACCTTCCCTTGTAATTGGCATATTCATGTCATTCTATGATGTTCACATTAATAGAATACCATACTCCGGTATATTACAATATAGGGGATTAGACCCAATTGAGTCAACTAATAAACCAATGTTGGCTATTGAAAAAGATATTTTAAATGCTGCTATTAATCCTAATAATTTAGAATATCTTAAATATAACGAGAGAATGTTAAATAAAATATATTCTCCTCAATTAGATTATACTTACTTTTTAGTACAAATTGCTGATGAAGACGTTAATGTAATTGCTCCATTTATTAATGATCAAAATGCTCCTGTATCTCAAAATGAGCGTTTTTCACTCATAAGATGGGGTTCACAAGTTGATTTAGTTCTTCCACTTGATGAAAGATACGATTTTGACCTTGTCTTAGAAGATGAAATGCATGTAAATGCAGGATTAGACAAACTAGTTAAAATTAATTTCAGGAATGACCCATTTCAACAACACCCCCGAAGCTGAAGACATCTTCAGAGAAAAAAAAGTAGTGAAAAATCCTATTAAGTTTAAAATACAACTTAATGAAGAACAAAAGGAAGCTAAACAGCTAATTTTAGATAATACTATTACATTATTAGCAGGTCAAGCAGGTTCTGGAAAAACATTATTAGCGTGTCAAATAGCTTTAGATGGACTTTTAAGAAGAATTTATTCTAAAATTATTATTACTCGACCTACGGTATCTAAAGAAGAAATAGGATTCCTTCCTGGTGATTTAAGAGAAAAAATGGACCCTTGGGTTCAACCAATTTATCAAAATTTATTTACACTTTATGATAAAGCTAAAGTAGAAAAACTCATATCAGATGGTGCTATAGAAATTGTCCCCGTATCATTTATGAGAGGTAGAACATTTTTAGATTCTTTCATTATTGTAGATGAAGCCCAAAATGTTACCCATGAACAAATGGAAATGAT